CAAAGAGCTGACCAAAGAGCTGACCAAAGAGCTGACCAAAGAGCTGACCAAAGAGCTGACCAAAGAGCTGACCAAAGAGCAAGCGGAGGAGGAGCCAACCTGTGGTATTTGTTATATAGCTCTGAATAACAAAAATACAGTAATTACTACCTGCGATCATGCATATTGTACAACTTGTTTCTTCAAATGGCTTGACAGAAAAGAAACTTGTGCTTTATGCAGAAAAGTATTACTTTCCGATACAGTAGTTGAGGAGCGTTTAAATACTTTACAAGATGTTCAGGAAGAATTAATGGATAATTATAGATGTTTGAGAGTCTTGAAAAGAAATATTAAAAAAAAAAGGTGTAAAAAAAATAATTTATCAGATGATATTAATTCTCTCCTAAATCGCCAAATCAGACTGCGTTGTTTACTCCAGCAAACGAGAACGATGTGCAAAGAAACTCTTGTTCGTAGCAAGTTTTTAAAGCAAGCAGTGGAAATGCAAAAAGAATCGTTGGATTTAATGAAAAATTATAGAAGCGAATGGGAGGAGTTACATACTCCCTTACTAGCCCCTACAGAGGACGAGGGGTCGAAGGAAGAATCTGAAGAAGAATCTGAAGAAGAGCTTGATGTAGTTAATATGACAGCAGCAATAGATAATATGATAATATTAGAACGCAGAAGAACAAGAACGGCACTACAACGAATGCAAGAGGCAGAACGTGTTGCTGCGGAAATTATTGAAGTTGAAAATTCCGATGACGATATTAACGAAGATGGTGTGGAAGAACACGTCGCAGAGGAAGATGCCGTCGAGGAAGAAGCCGAAGAAGAAATAGAAGTTGATTTAACAGTATTTGGTACAAGCATACCTACATTTGACTTTAGAACACCACCTCGTCGAACAGTTAGAGTTCCAACTGATAGAAATCATCGCCAATCACCAATGTTTGTGTTTGGCCAACAATCAAATTCTATTACCAATGCTTTTCAAATGCCAACATTATTTACGCCAATTGGTTCAAGAGAAGAACTCTTAACTTCTCCATCAACTATTCCCCCAGTTTTAGAAATGCAACGTGGTCCGGGCCGCCGATTTGATTGGAGACGTGAAGAGAATTCTTGGCCCTTGAATCCTGGTCACACAGCAATGAGACGACTATTTGACTCACCCTCAGGAACTGATAATGAAGAAAAAACGGGTGAATAAATTTACTCAATTTTCCCAATAAAAAAAAAATTGATTCGCGGGTTTTCAATAACTTATAAGAAAATTGAACGATAATGTAGAGGCTTTAGCCCCAAACAACTTAAAGAAATTATACTATACTATAGTGTAGAGTAAAACTTCATGAGAACTTACAGCAATTCAATTAATCACTATTTATGACCGGATACAGGTTCAATTCCTGCTGCAGCACTCGAAAGAGTGGGGTTGGTACCTAGGTAAACTGCCTGTTCTCAGTTACAATACATAAGCTCTGGTAGCTCAGTTGGTAGAGCGCACGACTGTTAATCGTGAGGTCACAGGTTCAACCCCTGTTCGGAGCGTTACAATAAAAATTAGACAAATAAAAACCAAATGGTTTCAAACAGCAACCCATCTTTGCATTATAAGCACGAGGTCGCAGGATCGAAACCTGCTCGAAGCGAATGCTTCGATAGCTCAGAGGAAGAGCGCGTATAAAAGAAACCAGCACCAAATAAATTTGCTTTCTTAGCTCAGTCGGTAGAGCGCATGACTTTTAATCATGTGGTCGTGGGTTCAACTCCCACAGAGAGCACTTGTGATTTTATAAAATTTTTATTTAATTTAAGCGAATAAAAAATTGAAATGATAACTATTTTAAAGAAGTAATGTATTCTTATATCAACAGTGAAGCTATGTCAATACCACCAAACACCTCCTGCTTTTCCTTCTTAACAGAAGGAATTGTAGACAAGGAATGGGGATATGGTATCCGTCGTGTAAAACTTACGGTTAATCCAAATGCACCGGAATTCGTTACAAAAATACCTTACACATTTATTAGTTCCGGGTTCAGAGATCAAGAAGGCAACTGGTTTGCATGTCTGCGTATGAATGTTGACCAACATACTCCAAAAAAAATGCGACCAATGAACCAACATTCACACATCCATCAGTTGTGGGGAGAAATGATGCTAGAATTTGCACAGGAATATGCCGATAAGCATAACAATAGTCAATTAGCATATTAATCAAATAATGTGTCCTGAATATGACATTAAAGTGTTCGGATAGCGGCGTGGCGCAGAGGTTAGCGTGCTCGGCTCATAACCGGGAGGTCAGTGGTTCGAACCCACTCGCCGCTATATTATAAAAATCACATATTGCCTATTTCCCGTAGTCTGGCCGATCGGGGAGGGTTCAAGATCCTCTGGGCGAAAGCCCCGCGTCAGTTCAAATCTGACAGTAGGCATATTTTTAATCCATTTATGTTTCCTCGCAGCAAAATTCTTATTGCACTATTAGCCGGTTAAATTGGTTCGATTCCTCTTGGCGGGAACGCGATATTGCGCAAATATCACCCGCTATAGCATAATGGTTAATGCACCGTAAAGAAACGGAAGCAGCATCAACAAGTTGATTTGTCCGAGTGGTCTAAGGAGCCAGGTTTAGGTCCTGGTATGTTCGCATGCGGGGGTTCAAATCCCTCAATCAACATTTATAACAGTTTAATAATCTGTTATGAACTATTATAAATTTTTTTTCTAATAATTTATTAATGGGATTTAAACCTTTATTATCTTACCGCGGCACAACCATAGCCAGAGCTTTTTTATTAAATGCTATCCTTATTGGTGTTACAACTGCATTTACCATTGAAGTGAGAAGAACTGTTAATGAAAGTCGATATACAAAAGATTTCCCTGACATACCTCATAAAGTTTTAGCAACAGCATTTGCTTCTACCTTAATAGGGCTGACAGCATATATTTTGTTAAGAATTTTATTTGGTACAGGAGGAGGGATGTTAGCACCAATCAAACCTTATCCATCGTTCTTATAATTTCATTATTTAATCTCAAATACTTATATAATGAAAATTAAACCAATCCAATTCATATTAATGGCCATTGTCTTATTAGCTATCGACGCTGTGTATCTCAAATTCATAGGCGGACCATTTTATAGTCTTGCAGTTAAGAAAATCCAAGGAAATGAAATAAATTTTAGAATGTATTCGGCTGTCATTGTTTATATAATTTTAATAACAGGACTGTATTATTTCGTGATTGGTCCAAACAAAACAGCCAAGGAAGGTGCGTTTTTCGGATTAGTTATTTATGGCGTCTTTGATTTCACAAATCATGCTATTCTTGATAATTACTCATTGCCTTTAGCTATGATGGATACTATTTGGGGGATGGTATTATGTGGTACAACTACTTTTATAATGACAAAAATATTTTAAGATATATATATATATGATCAAAACCAAAAATTCGACTGGTACACCAGCATCGGCACCAGCATCGGTAGCAACATCGCCGCCACCCCAATTAACAGCAGAACAACAAATGTTTATGCGGAATGTAGTACGCCCCAAGAAGCCACGATATGTACAAGCAGCGGATGCGGCAGCAATACAAGAATTAACAAAAAATAAAGAAAAGAATACTTTAAATATTATACACGGCTCGAACATATCAGAATATAAGGAATATTTGGAAGCCAGGTGTAATAAATTATGCCTTTTTAAAATAAGACACGATATTCAACCGTATTATAAAACCAACCAAAAAGTTAAAGCATATATTGATAAGAATTGCAGTGAGTGCATAAAAACACTAACAGGGTTTAATAGAGCATTAGATACAGCAATAGAACGAGTATTACCAGGCACAGATCCCGGTAGTCCAACAGCAAATTTTAATATGATTTTGATTTTAATCGAAAATGGTACAGCTATATTTAATGCTTTACCAATCAGATTTAGAAACGACTTAACAAACTTCGAACCTTTAGATGGTGGAGACATAGAGGCAAATAAATATTCGTTATTAAACCAGCTAGAAATAAATATAAAAAGTTTCATAGAACGTAGTGAATTAGCTCGCCGGGGCACTAAAGCGACACGCATCGCTCGCCGCGGGGGAAGAAAATCAGCAAGACGAAAAAAAAGAAAAAAAACAAAAAGAAGAAAAAGAAGAAGAAAGAGAAGAACAAGAAAAAGATTTAAACGGTAAATAATAATCTAATATGGGTACACCATATGCATCCTTGGTCTAGTTGGTTATGACGTCGCCTTTACACGGCGAAGATGGCGCGTTCGATTCGCGCAGGATGTATTCTATTATTATATAGTCTTTTATATAATAATGGCATCATTAGCACAAGAGGCACAAATGCATCAAATACAAGAATTTGTCGGATATCCAATAGCAAATTTATTAAATTGTGATAACAAACCAGAAAACACTGATACTGCATTTTTTACATATGGTAGATTTCAACCAGGGCATAGAGGACACGAACATATGATTACGACAATGTTTACAAAGGCTGAAGAAGAAAATGTAAAAACAAAAACTAAAATAACACCTGAGAAAACAAATATATATGTTTTTGTTTCGCCCAGTGGTGGTCCAAACGAAAAAAACCACACTAGAAACCCATTAACCCCAAATGCAAAAGTCCACTTATTACAACAACAATACGCTGGTGCTCCCATTCATTTTATTAACATGGGAGAAGCACAAACTAAGGGCGAAAATGCTGGACCAGGAGGTGCTGTAAACCTATTAAAGAAGTGTTACACTAATGCACTTATGTTCGTGGGAGGAGACAGAATTGGTGCTTTTGATTGGTTGGGACATAAAATGAATATAGATTTTGAAGGTATAGACCGACCAGAAGGTGCCATGTCAGCTACCGCCGTGCGCAAAGCTGTTACAGCTAAGCATCAAACAAGACAACAAACATCCATATTTGAAAATGCAATAAAATTCAATGCTGTTTCACAAGCACACGCAGATGAAATTAAACAAATGATATTAGACGCCCACCGCAAAGAAGGCGGCAAGAAAAGACGCAAAACAAGACGCAGACGCAAGACAAGACGCAAAAGAAAACGCAAAATAAGACGCAAAACAAAACGCAAAATAAGACGCAAAACAAAACGCAAAAGAAAAGTAACAAAAAAGCAAAAAGGGGGTTTAAACTGGTACGAGGATTTAATTAAACTAAGAAATTCGCTCACGGGGTGATACAAAATGGTAACAGGAAGAATGTGTAAATTCCGTTAATAAATTGAATGAATAAAAATAAGAGATTTAAAAAGTATTAAACCTCTTATTTCAAGAATGTCATTTAAAACAAACCTCTCATGTTTTAGTTTTACGTGCAGCACTCAACCAGAAGAGTTAACAAAACGACTCAGATCTAGTAATAAAATTCTTCTTCCACCCAGTGTTCTTTACGAACTTAATCAACAACAAGACCTGAGTGATAATATTATGTTCTTTAAAGTGAGCAATAAAGAAATGCAGTTTGGTATTGTATGTGGTGTGCACGAATTTTCAGCACCACCTGGAATTTGTCATGTGCCATTTCATATCATGAACAATATTGGAATAAGAGAAGGTCAACAAGTAGAAATAGAAAAAATATGTCCGGTTCAGGGAACATATATAAAATTACGCCCACATAAAACTGAATTTATTAATCTCTCCAATCCAAAAGCAGTATTAGAAAGAATCATGAGCCGCGACTACCCGGTAGTTTCACAAGGACAAACAATAGAATTATATTATGAAGAGCTGGATTGCAAATACCTTATCGATATTGTGGAAACAAAACCCGCCTCGATAATCAGCATTGTAAACACAGATATTAATATTGATTTTGACCAACCTTTGGATTATGTCGAACCACCCCCGCAACCAAAATACAGTCCACCTCAAAAACCATTATCTCCAATTTCAGAGATTCCTTCTCCCGGTTCTGGAGAGAATAAAATCATAAGTCGTCAAACACAATTAAAATGTATGCAGAACCCAACTACAAAACAATTTGTCCCATTCTCTGGTCAAGGCAATAAACTTGGATCAAGCTAACATAAAAAAGAGCACTAAAAAAAAAGCACCAATAATTAAAACAATAAGTAAAACTTTATTCAATTTTCAAATGATTTACAGTTTCATTCCCTCCTCCATTTGAACATACAAAAGTTCATCAAG